CCACAAAATGGTAAAAATCCTATTATGGCTAGAATTAAACCATTGTTAGAAGCAAACATACAAGAACACTCTGTAATGAAATATCAAGAACAGGTTAATGGTATGACTAGAATGATGATGCAACAAATGCCACCTGAAGCAACACAAAATCCACAAGCTGCAGAACTAGCAATGGCTCAAGCAGCACAACAAGTATTAAATGCTAACTTAGCTGTTGGTCAAGCACAATCACCAGAGCAACAATTAGTTGCATTAGAACAAGCTAAAGTAGAATTAGAAAAAGAAAAACTAAAAGCACAATCAGCAAAGTTCTCTGCAGATGCTGCATTAGAAGCACAAGAGTTAGAATTAAAAGAAGCTAAGCTATTAGCAGACTCAGCAAAAGCAGGACAAGCTGCTATGATGAAAAAAGAAAAAGGTGATTTAGATAGAGCAAGTAAAGAAACTATGAAAGCATTAGATGCTATGACTAAAGCAGCTATTGCAGACCAAAAGACTGAAGTTGATTATGAAAAAATTAAAGTTCAAGCACTATCAAAATTAGAAGAATTAAATATTAAAGATGATAAAGAAAGAAGTTTAAAGTTAGTTGAAATATTAACTGATTTAATTAAGTATGAAGAAAATATTAATTTAAATCAATTAAAAGAAGAATAACTAGGGATATTTTATGCTTGTCGACTGCCCTAGCAGACATGCCAAGACGACAGGTTAATTTTATTTAAGGAGAATAAATTATGGCAAATACAACTTTTAGTGGTCCAATTAGGTCTGAGAATGGTTTTATTGGAATCACAAAAAACTCTTCTACAGGAGCAATAACAGAAAATATTACTTTTGGTAATAAAGGTGAAGTTGTTACACCTGTAGTATTAGCAGATGGTGACATCACTATTGTAAATACAACTCATGGTGGTAGAATTAATTTAGTACCAGATGGTGGACAAGATAATACTTATACACTTCCTGAACCAGAAGCAGGTGTAGCTTATAGATTTGTTTATGGTGGTGGAGCTACTGATGCTACTGATGCAATATTTGTAACACCAGGTAATACAAATTTTTACAAAGGTAATATTGTGCATTTAGATACTAATGCTGATAATGCTGCAGTATATCCAAATGGTAGTTCTAATAGTAGTTTACAATTAAATGTACCTGCTGCTTTTGATGTAACATTTATTGGTCTCGATAGCACAAACTATCAAGTCTTTGGAAATGTAACTTCAACTACTGCACCTGCATTTGCAGACCAGTAATAACTAATTTATACTGGGTGGTAATTATACTGCCCAGTATTTTTTTATAAGGAATAAGATGGAAGCATCTGGAGAAGCTCTTCGTAAATTTGAAGAAGAACTAAATTTACTAAGAAAAAATATAGCTAATGGTCAAGCTGACAATTATGCTAACTATAAACAACTTGTAGGAAGAATACAAGGAGTTGAATGGGCAGAAGAAGTTTTAAAATCAATAATTAAAAAAATGTATGAAGGAGAAGAAGAATAATGCAACAAGTAAGCATGGCAAAAAGTATTAAAAATGATATGTGGATTTCAGATGAAGATAAATTAAATCCAGATGTGTTACCAGATTTACCTGGGTATCATATTTTAGTACGACCTGTTTCTATTAAAGAAAAAACTAAAGGTGGTATATTATTACCAGACTCTACCAGAGATGATATGGCTTATCTTACTACAGTAGGACAAGTTGTTGCTATGGGTGATTTAGCTTATCATGATATGGAAAAGTTTCCAAAAGGACCTTGGTGTGAATTAAATGACTATGTATGTTATGGTAAACATGCAGGTCAAAAGATACAATATAAAGGAATAAAGTATATTCTTTTATATGATGACCAGATAATTATGAAGGTAGAAAGTCCTAAGACATTAGACCCAACCTTTAATTTATCTAAATATAGTATGTAATAATACTTGCATACTTTAAAATAATATAGTATAATATTAATTATAACGTAACTCGTATGTGTCGTTAGCAACGAAAGGGAATAAAATGCAGCAAGAGCAAGAATGGAGTGAAGTTCAAACTGAACAACCAGAAAAAGAAAAAGTAGAATTTGAAATAGAAAAAGACGAACCAAAAAAAGAAGAAGTAAAACAAGAGGTAAAAGCACCAGAACCTGTAGTAAAAAAAGAAGAACCTAAAGAACTTGAAGGGATAAATACAAAAGGTGCAGAAAAAAGAATTAGACAATTAATTAAGCAAAGAAAAGAAAGAGACGAAGAAGTTGCTAGATTAATTAAACAAAATGAAGAACTAACATCTAAGTTAAATAATACACAAAAAGAATTTACAAATATAAGTAAATTAAATTTAGATGCAACAGAAAAACAATTAAAAGATAAATTAGAACTTGCAAGAACAAATTATAAAACAGCACACCAAGAAGGTGATACAGAAAAAATATTGCAAGCACAAGAGTTTCTTAATGATGCACAGAATGATTTAAAATCAGTAGGTGCAACAAAACAGCAGTTTAAGGAGCCAGAGGTTCAACCACAACAACAAGTGCAACAACCTCAACAACAAATACAACAACCAACTCCTGACCCTAAAGCACAAAATTGGGCAGAACAAAATGATTGGTTTGGTGAAGATAAAATAAGAACTGCTGCTGCTCTAGCAATAGATGCAGATTTAAAAGAAGAGGGTTTTAATCCAACTGATGACGATTACTATACAGAAATCGACAATAGATTAAAAGAAGCATTTCCTCATAGGTATCAAACTAAAGAAGTAGAACCAAAAGAGGAAAATCGTACGCAGGAAACGTCACCTGCTCAAGTAGTTGCAGGAGGTACACGTAGCACTCCTAGTTCCAATAAGAAAGTTAAACTTTCAAAAGAAGATGTAAGATTAGCTAACAAATGGAATATACCACTTGAACAGTATGCTCAAGAAAAACTGAAAGCAACTAATGCTGAAGGTGAGTATACAACAATAAACATGCAACGTGGAGGTAAATAATATGACACGAATCAATACACGTAGTTCTCAACTTAGAGAAAATAATACTAACGAAGAAATGAATTATCAATTTGAAGAACAAGATAGTTTATACATACCAGAAGCAGTAACAAATCGTTTCAAAAACGAAGGAATGACTCTTGGATGGTTAAGAATAACTCTTAAAGGTCAAGATGATTTTAAATACATTGGTAAAAAAATGCAAGAGGGTTGGAAATTTGTTGATGTAAAAGAAGTACCTGAGATAGAACAAACATCAGTCGTGAAGATGGAGGGAAGATACTCTGGAGCTGTCTGTCGTGGAGACATTGCGTTAGGTAAAATACCTACCAAGTTATTCCAAAGCAGAAATGAGTTTTATCAGAATAAGTCTGACCAATTAATGGATGCAGTTAATAGTCAATTAATGAGAGGAAATAATTCTAGTATGCCCATTTCTAATTCTAGTAAAACCACAGTAACAAAAGGTAGACAACCTAGTTTTCAGAAGTAATCCTTTTGTTGCTTTATTAACAATAAAGGAGATTGAACTATGGCAAGTGTAAATGCACCAAGAGGGTTAGCCCTCGCCAAAAAAAATGGTTCTGGTTCCAACTCTACTGGTATACGTACTATTGATTTGACACCTGCAAGTCCAAAGGTGGCTTCAGCATTGATACCTTCAGATATATTTACAGGAGACCCTATCTTAATAGAGAGTCAAGGTACTATTAAACCTTGTCCTGCAAATGTAACAGTTAAATGTGCAGGAGTGTTTCAAGGAATACAGTTTGTAAATGCTAGTGGAGAGCAAAAATTCGCAAGAAGTTTTACAGGTGGAACCACAGCTACAGACGTTAAGATTCATATTGCAAGTGACCCTGACCAAACATTCTTTATCCAAGCAGATGCTACAGTAACTGGTTCTGCAGGATTAGGTGTTGGTGTGGTAAACGCACCATATATTTTAGGAACTGGAAGTCATAAGACTGGACAAAGTGCTTATGTTTTAGATGCTTCTGGTCCTACACAGGCAACAAGTCATTTGAGAGTTATAAGAAGAGCACCATGGGATACAGGTGTAGGAGCATCAGCAGGTGTGACTGACCAATATCCTTGGTATGAAGTTAGAATTAACTCACATATGGATAATTATATAACAACAACTGTTTCATCAGCTTAGGAAAGGAGATAAATTATGCCAATAAATAGAGCTGCGATAAGCAAAGAACTCCTTCCAGGATTAAATGCTGTCTTTGGAATGGAATATGGAGAAGTAAATGATGAGCATTTACCACTATATGAAATAGAAAATTCAGATAGGTCTTTTGAAGAGGAAGTCCT